TGTGTACTGTACTTAAACGGTCCAATTCACGATTGAAACCAATAAAAAATGGATCCTTAAAAAGATCCAATGCAAACGAACTTACCATTTTTTCTCCTTTTCAGCGAGTTAGTTTATGTATCCCCTGTAGGCAGATACAATCTTATTATACCAAATTTTAGTACCCCCAAGGGGAATTGAACCCCTGTTACCACCGTGAAAGGGTGGTGTCATAACCACTAGACCATGAGGGCATAGAGCGGATAGCGGGAATCGGACCCGCACATTAACCTTGGCAAGGTTACGCACTACCACTATGCAATATCCGCTTGGCTGGGCTGGAAGGATTCGAACCTACGACATATGGATTAACAGTCCACCGTTCTGCCAACTGAACTACAGCCCAAACCTTTACAACAACTAATTATTTGTTTTTATTAATTATTTTTTATTTTAATTACTACTTGGCAAGGGTCTCCACCATCTTCCCATTCTTGGGCTTCTTCATCACTCATATAAGGATCTCCTTCATGAGTGTTGCAGAATGGTTCTGTTACCCATCCCCGTTCAATTCCATTAGTTAACCAAATCTCAAACTCATCAAGACTTGATGACTCATTTTGTAAATCTTTTAATATATCGTCAAAGTTTGCCATATATAAATTATACCCTTAAATGTTTACCACGTCAACTGGACCCATGCAAGATGGACTAAATTTTATTGCTGCATTTACCGCTCCAACAACTCTTTTGCGAGGATCCTTAGATTTTTCTGTAGCATTTAAATATCCGTAAGCGTATTCTGCACCTGAACCCATTGCTAAATAATCTAAATTATATTTAGATAAAGACATATCAATAGCATTGTGTTCATATATTTGACCTTTAACACAAATAATAAGACCTAAATCACCTTCTTTAGTAGTATCTACCCACCAGTTATTATAAAAATCTCTAAGTTGTTTAATAAACTTAGTTTGCATAAACTTATCTAAATCTTTTATATCTGGAACATATGGATTAAAATTATAACGAATACGTTCACCATCTAGCGCTCCAGCATATCCAATTAAATATGGACCAAGTTTCCAAACTTTTGGAGAGGTTAATGAAAGGATGGTGTTATCGTCTGAGGCACCACGATCACCAGCCATGTAGATTTTATTTTCATGACGAACTACAGCCAAGACTGTCATATAGAAAATCCCCTCAGAGTATACCCTTTAAGTATAGCAAATGATTATTGCTTAGTCAAACACCCTTATTTAATGGTTTGACCACATGCTGAGCATGTTTTTGGTTTAGCAGCACCTTTTTTAGCAGTACCCGCAGGGGCAGAGCCAAACTTAGGTCTACCAAACCCTACAATAGAAACCATAATTCCTTTTTTATTTTTCTTAAAGGCACGAAGTTTTTTACAAACCTCTCCACCATTGCGTTGGCTACCTTTAGGATCTCCAGAAGTGTTACCTTCAACACACCAGACTGTTCCATCCCCATTGTCTGCTACTACTATTGCTACGTGGCTAATTCTGTCTACCCCGTCAGATGGAAAATCAAAGTATGCAATGTCTCCTGGTTCTGGATCTGCTAAATCTCCGTCAATCCAAGATCCTGCTTTTTTAAATGCTTGTGCTCCACCTGGAGTATAAACAGTATTTGGAATTTTTACTCCTGCTTCATTAGCACACCAGTTTACAAACGAACCACACCATGGCTGAAAGTCTGCTTTAGTAAATTTACCATACTTGGTTTCGTTATCTTTAGGACCTTCAACAGTTCCTACTTCTGCAGTAGCAACTTCAATAAGACGGGCTGCTGTACCTTGTTCCGCCATTATTATTTATCCCAATTTGCATCAACAGGTTGTTCTTCTGGCATTGCTCCGTCAGGCTTGTTTAATCTACGTGCTCTAGCATCATCAATTTCTGATTCAAGTTTTTTATCTGCCATTGTATTTTTGGCATCAACCTCTTTGTTTGCAATCTGTGCTGCCATAACATCTTTAGCGCCAGATGATCCTATAAGAAGACCAGCAAGTGTTCCTGTAATAAATGTTGCTACGCTACCAAGAACATTAAAAAACATTTTATCGTTTTCTGATTGTCCTGTAATTGGCTGGGTAACAAATATTAATGCATATAAAATTCCTAATGATGTACACAATAAAATTGTTCCAAGTGTGATTCCTAATATAAACTTTAATCTTGCATCTAAATCTTGAGGCGATAATCTTTCTTTAGCCATTTACTGTTTCCTCCACTTTTAGTTGTTCTACTAAGTCTTCTGGACATGCTCCATTAGCAGTACAAATTGGTGGTTTGCATTCTGCTGATTCCCAGTTTGCGGGGTTTTGGCATGGGTATCTATAGTGACCGTCATATCCACAACCAGACAATCCTAATGCTAGGATACTTGATAGTAGGAGTATGCGTAATTTTAACATACTCCTATTATATCAAACTTATTCGTCTTCTTTACGAATCCCTATGGTTGCAAACCATATGGCTACCGATGCTAGGGTTACATACCCTACTACCGTCTTTGCGCTGCCCTCTAAAACCACCCATGCTACAAAGAAGCCCAGGAATGTAAAGTTCTCATTTAGGGCTGCCATACCCCATTGTTTTAACTTTTTCATTTTATCTCCTTCTTCTAGGTGCAGTAGCAACAATTAATTGACCAGCAACAATTGTTACAACTACAATATCTTCTGCTTTTTCACGTTCTGGTATAGACATGTCAGCACCCATGCTGAGTAAGGCTTTACCCAACTCACATTTTTGCTCTTCTGTCAAACCTTCAATTGCTTCATCTGGATTAAAACAAGTAGCAACCGCATCTAATAATGCTGCTGGACTTTCTAATACAAGCAATGCTGAAGCCACCTCTGCAGTAATAACCACAGGGTTACCGCTAGCATCTTCTCTTACTTCTACTGGAATTAATGGTGGAAGGTCACGATATTCAAGTCCCGCCGATTCTATGTTTGCAGCAGTTACGGGTGTTCCTTCTGCTGATGTTACCAATACATCTGCAACTAGATCCTTTTCTGCTAAAGTAAATTTACCGTCTTCAGATAAGGCTTCAGATAAATTAACAACTTCTGCAGTTGTTATTTCTCCATCTGCAGATAACATTTCTGTAATAAAATCTGCTTCTGATTCTGTTAGTCCGCCTTCTGATAATACAGATGAAACTTCTGCAGCAATTTCTTCAGATACCTCTCCGCCCTGAGCAATTGCTTCCAATACTTCTGAAACTTCAGATGCATCTAAACCACTATCTGCAACTAAATCACTAACTATGTCTTGTATTTGTTCTACAGATAAGGTATCATTATCTTGTGCTATTTCTTCAAAAGAATCCTGATTTTCTTCAAGAATACTTTCTAGTTCATCGTTGGATGAAGATTCATCAGATTCAGGTGTATCCGTTTCGGGAAATTCAGTTTCTTCAGAAGGCACTTCTTCAACAGGGACTTCTTCCACAGGAGTTTCCTCTACAAGAGTCTCTTCTGTTTCTGTACTCTCCTCTTCAGTTAGAGTGGTCTCGTCTGGTAAAGTTTGTTCAGGCGCATAAATAAAAGATGGTTGTGAGGGAGCCTCAATAATTTCTTCTTCTGGTGCGGGTATAGAAATAACAACTTCTGTATATTCACTTACAGGTCCAGACCAGTTAGCAATTCTAACAGTATAGGTAGAGCCTTCTGTCAAACCAGTTAGTTCTATAGATTCTGGAGCGCCGTCTGTATTATAAGTGCCACCCTCATATGGATTTTCTGCATCTGGATCATTCGTTATTACTTGATAAAACCAAGTATTGGCTGTGTATCCTTCTGGCAATTCAGGCGTAATAACAACTGTCGTTCCTTCAATTACTGGTTCTGATAACACTGGGGCTGGAGTAGGAATATGACTATTAATTGCTGTAATTAACTCTTGAGCATTTGTATTTAATTGTGTTTGTAAGTTTGTCTTACTAGATACCGCTGAGTTTACGACATTAGTTAAAGATGTTGTATTAATAGCATTTATTGCTGATGTGTTTGTAGTATTTTGAGCAACTACTGGAGTAAGGCTTGAGTTTAACTGTGCAATAGTTGCATTTGCTGCATCAACTGCTGCTTGAACTGTTTCTGTGTTTGGATCTACATACGGAGTAAATGCTGCACCTTGACTTATTTGTCCAGCAAAACCTGTTCCAACATTAGTATCTGTAATTGGAATAAGTGCGCCATTGGCTGTTTCTCTAACATTAAATCTTGCTTGATCTGGTATTGGTCCTGTTGCAGTAACATCTGCTATCCATGCACCATCGTTTGGATTTACATCAGCATTAAATCTTATTTGAACCATCTGTGTAGAAGCGTCTTGTTGTGGAAATGGGCGAAGGTCCCAAGCAATATCTAAACTTGTTCCAGTAGTTGCATATGTAATTCCTGTTCCTGTACTCCAAGTTGTCCAGTCCCATCCTGCTATAGATACTGATGGTGCGTCTGGAGTTTGATAATAAACCCATCCTTCATTTACGCCAAATGTAATTGTTGCATTTGATCCTACATAAACATTGTTATAGAGAGTCCCACCCATTAATAAATTAAACGGTAGATTCATAAGAACACCAGCATCATCTACTCCAGCCAAAACATTTGTGCTAGTTCCAATCGTGGCTTGCAAATCATTTACTGCTGTCTGAGCATTATCAATTGCAATGTTGGCTTGAGTTAACTCGGTTTGTGCTGTGGCCTGTGCGGTTGTTGCTGTTGTTTTTGCTTCAACTGCTTCAGATATTTGTACTTGTGCAGTTGATGTGTCAATATTATTTATAGAGGTTTGTGCTGTTGTAATTGTATTTTTTGCATCTATAACTATTTGAGAACTTTGATCTATTGGTGTAACAGATAAATCTACAGAACTAATTGTGGCTGTTGCTGTGTCTACTAAGGCTACGTCTAATTGTGCTACTGCTACTGTGGCTGTCACTGTATCTACCGCTGCCTGAGCCTCTACCCTTTCAGCAACTGCTACTGTTATGGTGGCGGTGGCAGTGTCCGTGGCTGTAATAGCCTGTTGAACCTCTGTAGTGGCTGTTGCAAGGGCTGTATTAACTGCTTGTTGAGCAGGGCTTACAACAACTTGTTCTTGATTTTCTGTAGCATGAGCACGATCAGGAGCCATTATCCCAAAAATTGTTAAACACAACCCTACCCCAAAGGCTAATACTAGTCTTCGTTTAAGGTTAGTCAATTATAAGGCTCTCCAATGTGTAATTATATTAGTAATTATACCATTTTTATGCAATAAAAAAGAGGGTAGAAATTAATCTACCCTCAATTTTTATAAGGAGTTGTTAAGCCTTAACCTTTTTCTGAATCTTTAATACAAGATTAGTCAAGGTTGTGATTAATGTCTTAAGTTGTGCAACGGTTACAGTTAATGCAGCCACAGCAGCAAGTGCTTGTGATGCTGAATCAGTTACTGTTGCAGATGCTGACACCTTTACTTGACCTGCTGTTGGTAAATCAGTTCCACCAGTTGCGCTTATAGTAACTGCTCCTGCAGATAATGGCATATAAACTTTGTAAGTTTTTACACCATTTGCGTCAGTTGTAATAGATGTTGCAGTAATGGTATCGCTTGATCCACCAAAGGAATAACTTGTAGTAATTCCTGTAGAAGCAAGTAGGCTAGCATATGTCTTTCCAGACAATACTGCACCTGTTGCATCAACTGGTGAAAGAGTAATTGTGGCTTGCTCTCCTGCTACATAGTTTGCTTTATCAAAAGCCAACTTAATAGAAGCAACGGCAGCCTCTACACGCACAGTAACTGTGTCTGCAGAAATTGTTCCACTCTTTACTACTAAACCTACTGAACCAGTCTTAACACCAGCCAAAGAGAACAACGCTTCACCATTAGAAATGGAAGCAGTTGTTGCTGAGTTGCTGATTACTGTAAGATCATTTGAAGTAACTGTTAGTGTTCCTGCTCCTACAACTACGCCAGCAGCATCATATGCTACGGCAGAAATTGCGTCTGCGTTAGAACCTACAGCAATTGCTGGCTTCTTTACAGTTGTAACAACTTTGGCAATGTCACCATAAAATGTTACTTTCTCTGTTGCTAACAATGCTCCAGATTGTGAAGTAAGAGTAATTGTTCCTACGCCAGATGTTCCATCAGAGAATACTCCAATGTAGTTTCCTGCAGGTACAACTAATGATCTACCAAGACCGTTAATTGTTGTATGGTTTGTACCATACCCCAACATACCCGCTCCTGAAATTGTTGCTGTAACAGATTCTGAAGCAGAAGCATTAACAGCATTCTTTTGAGTTAAAACAATAACTGCTGCTGCATCAGATGAGACTGTCTTTGAAGCATATACAGTAGCATCTGTTGTTGCTGAAATTGTTTCTCCAGTATTAATAAAAGATGTTGTATAAGCAGTTGATGCCTTAAGGTCTGGAGCGGTAACAGTAACTGTCCATGTAATGGCAGCAGATGTAACTGAACCAGATGCGCTAGTCAATGTAGGAATAAATCTAACTACATATGATCCAGCGACGGTAGGCACATAAAATGATGATGTCAACTTTGCAGTAACATAACCAGAAGTATTAGTTGCTGGAGATACTGCTGCTGTTTTTGTGTCTGCTGATAGTGCCACTGTTGCGCTAGATGTTTCTGTAACGGCAAACTGTGGAACGCTAGCAGTAGATGGGGCAGATAGTACTGCAGATATTACCGAAACGGTATCTCCAATACTTGTTCCCAAAAATGATACTGATACTACTGCTGTTGCAGTCTCACCAGGATTAATTGTATCTGCTACGGCATCAATGGTGACGACGTCAGCATATACTGTAGCCTGTGTCGGAAGTGCCGACATCACGCCAAGTGTCAAGGCTGCAGCCAAGACTGTGGCAAGTTTTTTAAATGAATTCATTATTCTCCTTGTTAGTTTATATTAAGTTTAAGTTATCTAGAAAATCCTTAACATCGTTAGGCATTTCCCGATTATCTAATTCTACCATACGTTGCTGTTTTTCTGCAAGTCGAGTTGCAGAACTCCAGGTATGGACCTCAATTTCTGTATTATTATTCTTTGGGGTATGAGATATTGCCCCAAATACCGCTCCACAGACAGCATCCGCTAAGTCTTTGGATTTTTTACGAGGGTGATCTACTCTGTTTCCCTTCATAATTTTTAGTTCTGACATTTCTTCCAACAATAATGGAATCATAGGAATTGCTACTCGCTCTTCATAAACCATCATTGCTAAATCTTCGTAATGTTTTTTGGCAACTGAAACAGTTTCTGTTCTAATACCAACAGCCTGTAGTTCATTTTGAATATCAAATGATTGCCAGCGGTCAAAAGAAACCATGCCAATATTAAATCCTTCCCTACGTAAATTAATTATCCATTGTTTTACTTCAGATAAGTTAACTGGACCTTCTGATCTTGGTTCCCACCACACAACAGCATCAACAACAACTATAGGGGCTACCTGCTCATAATCTTTAATAACTTGAATGTTAACCCATTTGTCAACATGTGCAATAGCAACAGCACATTTGTCATGTTTTTGTGCAAGGTCAGCATGAATATAGTATGTTTTTTCTGGATCTGGTTTAAATGTCTCTTCAAACCTTTTAAACAAATCTATTGGATTTCTTGTATTCATACATTTTTCTAACTTTTCTTTTTGTTTAAAGAAGGCATCTGAGGCATACGTTGGGACACATGCAAAACGCATCATAGCATCACCAAGGTCTGTATAAAATGCTAGTTTAAAATCATCTATCTTTCTTGTTGGATTTACTTCCCATGTAGGTCTTTTAAATGCTAATACCCTTGGAACTTTGTAGGAAATAATTTGATCTTCTTCCCATGTAATTTCAAATTGATTGTTTGGGTCATTATGTGGTAAGTCTTCATTCATAATAAAAGTATGTTTCTTTTCTATTGATTCTTTTTCCATAATTACATCTTCATACCGTTTTGAAATAAAGTCACCTTGATAACGAGGGAATGAAAGAAGAACAACCTTACCAAGATCTGGAAAACGAGAGTCTACCGATCCACGAAATGCTTTATAAATATTTTCTGCAGTCTTACCTTGTTCATTACCAGTTCCAACCTCAGAAGCAAATCCAGAAATTTCATCAAGTACTGCAAGCAACAAGTTTAAACCTTCATGAGATTCTCTTTCTGAGTGCCCAGAGTAGACAGTGATTGATTTATCAAACTCAACACTATCAGCCTTAGCATTATACTTACCTGCAAACCAAGGAGATTTTTCAATCTTTGTTTTAAAACCTTTAAAGAAAACGTTCTTAGCCTGTTGTGCGTTAATGGCAACGTTAATTAAATCTATCGCATCCCCGCTTGGTTTTCCGAAGTATCTTGCGGGGTCTTTAAGACAAAGTAACTTATAAACAATGTAAGCACAAGCAACAGTGGAAGTAAAATCTTTACCGCTACCCTTCCCCAATTGTAATATGATTTCGTTTTTTGTATATTTGTCATAGTATCTAGCCCCTTCTACAGATCCATAAAGTTCTTGTAAATCTTCTTTTTTGTATATCTGACTCATTGCTTCAACTATGTCATACTGGATTGCTGACAAGGTTGGTTGACCAAGATAATCAGATGACTCAACAAATGTTTTAACATCTACTGGTTTTTCATCAAATTGATTCTCTTTTAGTACATCTAAAAAATCATTAAACATCTTGGACAATCGTAATGACTTCGCCTTCTTTTGCAATTTGTGAAAGTCTGTGCATAATTAAATCACGAACTTCTGGATGCGTAGAAGCAATTTCTCTAAGTATTTCAACAAGGACTTCTTGTCGTCTTTCAATTTGAACCATCTCTTCGGCAAGTTCTTTATTTTCTAACAAACCAGCCTTTTGAAGCATTTCAATTCTAGATTTTTCAATATCCATAACAAGTTTAATAGCCTGAGTCTTTGCACTAAGGTTATTTGTCATACTTGATTCATCAATAACCTCATAAGCCTTTGTAATAAGTTTGCTATAGTGTGTGTCTGCTCCAGCAAGGGCTTCTTTAGCCCGTGCACGAATTGCATCATTAGCAGATGCCATAACTTTCCACTCATTAATTAATGCAACAACACGAGTTCTAGGCATGTCTAGTTCTTTAGATATTTTTGTTGGGTCTTGACCCTTTAAATATTCTGTAACTACTTTGTTTACTTCATCTAAATGTTGAACCAATTCTATTTCAGTTGACATGATATTTTCCTTCTAAACGATTAATCTCATCTTTAATATAAAAAATTGCTTTTTCTAAATCTTGGATTGTTTTTTGTTCATCTTTAAGTCCTGCTCTCCACAAATACTTAAAGGCATTTCCAATATTAAAATTGCGGTGACGTGTAATTTGTATACACTCAACCCCACTAGGATCAGTCGTGTAGTGTAAAGGATGGTTGACTTGATCAACCGTAATGTTTAAATTATTACTCATCGCTTTGATTTCCTTAATCCAAATTTTGCAAGGTATACATAGATTGTTTCTATGCTTGCCCCGCACTCCTTGGCAATATCTTGTGGAGATTTTTTATCTATAAGATATCTCTTACGAAGCCAAACCTCACTTGTATACAGTTTACCAGTCATAAGATTATTTGTCAACCCCAGTTTCATTAATATCATAGTTAAACCTATTACTGTCTTCTAAATTCCATTTATCTTGATTCTCTACGTCCCACTTATACTCATTGATTACTCTATCTATGACATAGTCCTTTTTTAAAGTAAATGAAGGTTCGTATATGCGAACCCTATTGTTAGGTTGAATAGCAAAGTTGCCATCATCTCTTTGTATGACATGTCCACACTTGTGTTCAGAAGGACTTTCAGAGTATCCATCATCTATTACGTTAGTATCTGGGTTATGCCAATCAAGAGTAAATAGGTAAGTACCTTTGTGCATTGTTTTTGTTCTATCAATATATGACATTCTAAGGTTTGTGAGGTTTTCAAATTTAGTCACAGATATGTGATGGCTAAAGGCATTCCATAAAACTAAATTATGTAAGTCTACTTCAGGAACTCCAGGTTTTGTACAAAATGCACTAATTGGCAGTCTCCACCATAGCCCACCATCTTCCATCATTATGTGAAATAAAGGACTTCTGCTTTTTATACTAGCAACACCAAATATAACACATGGAAAGTACTTGTCATGACTATCTAATTGATTCCTTAAATAGTTTCCACGCACGTAACACTCTATGGGTGGTATGTTTGCATTTAACTCTGGCATTATTTGTTATCCCTTTTTATAGTAGTAAGTTTATCCCAATACCCACCAGGATTTCCTTGATAAATTTGTCCAGTTTCACGATCTACTAACAGCCATTTTTCTGGACACAATGTTTTTACAATTAAAGAAATTTCATTTTCTTCTTCTTTAAAAATAAAACTATCTCTATTCATTATATCCTATTGCTTTATTCCAATTATTAATAGCCCAGTGACCAATACCACAAGCGTCAGCAACGTCATTATCGTTAATACTTTTATCATAGTTGATTTCAATTAACTTCATTGTTCTTTCTTTTCTTATCTGCCGTTCAAATGTTTTATACCAAGAGATTGATTTTCCAGGATTTTTTAATCTAATCTCTAGTTGTTCTTCTTTACTTAATTTTTTATTTCCTAAATAGTTTTGCCAGGTAATTGGGGCTACGGTTCCTATTTGTTTTGTTCCAGTTAGCCCTGCTGCACCAAGCAATGCACCCTGAACCAATGCAAGATCTGCAGCAGTCTTAGGACTATTCATAAAGACTGTGTGTTCAATTACTATTGCTTCAAATCCACCAGAGTATTCAAAAAATGCTTTTGTTTTAGCACAAGCGTCCATTACTTTTTCATAATTATTATTACCTTCAAATTTTATTTTTCCAATAGTCTCAAGTTTTTTATTTTCAAATAACGCAAAAGCAAGGCTGTTAGTACTAGCATCAATGGCACATATTTTATTTGGTTCCACTACTGCACCCCACTTAGTCTTGTTCATAATCAAAAAATCCTTTTATTTGTTTTAACATTTTATCAACATTTTTTTTACTTACATTACAATTTGAACAAAATCCAGAGTCGTTATAAATTGATAGGTCTACGCCACAACCACCAAGGCATTTTCTTACCTTGCCAATTCTTTTTTTTCTACGAGTTATGTGGTAGCGTTGCACAATTTTATCTTTTGTTGCAATGTCTCTACACTCAATCCCGCAGTAAATTTGATAACTTACTTTGGGATTAAATGCCTTATCACATTGATCACATAGTTTCACTTAATTCCTCAAGAGGTTTAATTTTTAAAACCCCTACTTCTGCCTCTGCACAGGCTTTTTGGATAGGACAAACTTTACAGATTTTTGAGTTTGCTCTATATGTTTTTACTGGAATATCTCTATCTGTCCAAGCCTTGCGAACTTGTTTCATCCAGTCAAAAGCGTAATTAACCCAGTTACGATATTCATCATTTACTAATACTGGCAAAGTTAATAATTCATGATTATTTTTATTTTCATAAATTAAAACACCTTTATCTTTTTTTAATATCTTCATATACATTAGTAATTGCATAAGGTGTTTGCCTTTTGCTTTTCTATTTGCTTTTTTATATTCAAATCCATCGTTTGGCATTGTCTTAATTTCACCAAGAATTGATTCACCTTTATAGTCAAGCATTACATCCCCATAGCCAAAGATAGGAGGATCATCTACCTTAACTGTAAACTCTAATGCTGGATGTTTTTGTTTGCCATACTTACGCTCTGTTTCAAACTCCATATCTTTATCTAAGATATCTGCTTTAATCATTGCATCTTGAATTCGATCATGGCTTAAAGAACCACTTGTCCTATTTGCTACACCATATGGGTCAGCATTATCATAAAACACTGCGCCATCAAAAGCAAGATACCAAAACCTTGCACATTCTCCAGCACCATAAGTAAGTGTTGATGGAGAAAAAGAATATTTCTTAGTAAACTTTGGTTTAATATCTGCTACATATCCTTGTTGAATAGCGTCTACTAATCCTTCTGTATACCCAATATCTTCGTTATGTTTTGGTTCATCTGTTCTAATCATAATTTGTTTTAGTAAGTTTTTACTCATGTTTTATCCTTTGTTTATATAAGTATACCAGGTTAGCGTATTATGTATTTAAGTGCTGACACTAAGTTGTTAATTGATTCTGCTGCCGTGAAATATATGTTTTTCTTTGCCCTATCGCCTTTATCTACATTAGCCATCCAGGTTGCTTTGAATGACATTTTTGCTGCAATTGCCTGAAGTCTTACAATTTCAACAGTAGCAACATTAAACGGAACATCTGGTTTAATGATTAATTTAGCAATCATTGTTAAGGCGGTTGTTAACTCTTCGTCATTCATATAGTCAGCAATCTCAGTCAAACCATTGACCATATCTATAGTTGTTCCTGTTTGTTTAACTTGCTCTATCATTTTACTTACCCTCCGTTAGTTGTTCTAAAAGATCCATTTCAATTATAGCAAGCCTTACCTTTGTATTACCTTCTCCAAGTATTACAACAATTGCTGGAGACTTATCAATCCCCGACTTTATTGAATCAGTAACAGCCTTAGCCCATACATCTTTATTTAATGTAAAAGATTTTCCAACTTCTTTAAAATCAACTATAAAGTTTCTCCAAGTTGCATCGCCTTTTTTATTATTGCGACCAGAGTTTTTATGTTGTTTAGCCCCAATTCTTTTAGATTCGCTTCTTTCACTCATTAACAAAATCCTTCTTTTTTCTTTTTGGTGGAATTAACCCAACTTTAGATATATGTTTTTTAGAACACATCCAGGTTGCATCACCAGTTTCTCTCCAATACCTTAAAGAACTAACTTCTTCTTGACAAGTTTTGCATGGAAACTTGCCTGGATATATTGTAAAATTGTTAGACATTACTTAGTTTAGTCCTTAACTGTTGTTGTAAGTCTAAATCTTCTTTTATTCTATTAATAATTCCTTCTCTTCCTTGTACCTTTGTACCGTCATCTAATTGATACCAGGCTCCAGTTCTATTTAATAGACCAACTGACTCAGCCGTATCAACAAGATCACCAATAGCGTCAATGCCAATATTATCTCCACGGAAATAGAAATCGTATTCCCCAGATTGGAATCCAGGAGACGTTTTAGAAAATTGTAACTCCCAACGAATCTTTCTACCAATCTTTTCTTCAATGAGTTTATCGCCAACCTTAATCTTACCTTTGATAGCCTGATTGTCGGACTCAGAGGAAAATAACTTGATAACACAAGATGAATAGAATTTAGTAGCCTGCCCACCAGAAGGCTGCTGGCTAGTATACATAGCACTAATATTGTTACGGCTCTGACTAATAAGAACCAAAAGAGTTGGCTTAATTTTATTATTTGCATAATTAAGCATTTTCCAAGCGTTACTAAAATCACGAGACTCCGCTCCAATCTGTTTTGTATTTTCTAAAGCCTTCATTTCATCTGTATCTTTTTCAAAATATATGGCAGGAAGCATAGAAGTTATAGAGTCGATGACAATTAAATCAACTCCAGCATTTATAAGTCCAACACCAACATCTACCATATCGCTAATAGTTCTTGCTTGAGAGTAAATTAATTTTGTTGGATCAACCCCTAATTTCTTTGCCCAATCTTCAGAGTATGACATTTCAGAATCAATCCATGCACAGACCTTGCCTTCTGCTTGCGCCAAAGCAATCATCTGTAAACACATAGATGACTTAGCCGATGACTTACTTCCCCATACCAGGACTTGTCTACCGTATGGTAGTCCACCGCCTAGGGCACGGTTTAATCCAAAACTTGGTGTTGGTTGATAATCAAAACTAATACCTTCGCCAGTTCCAAGTCGTTTTCTAAGTCTTGGATCTAATTGAGATAATACATCTTCTACACTAACTGACATTTACATCCTCCATTATAACGGTTCCATCTTTGGTTTTACCAAAACTAAATTTATACGATTTACCTTCTTCAATATGCATATATGCTTTAGGAAATGCAGTAGGAAATACTGTAACAGAGTGTAAGTCTCTAGCCGTATCTGCTAAAGTTAAAGAAGCCATTTTCTTTCCAGCCTTTGTAATTCTTGGTTTAAAAGAAACTACAAACATTTCTTCCTCACTATATGGTAATTGTTTGTAACCTAAAAACTTAACAAGTGCATTTGAAGATTCTTTTATTTCATCAACAGGAATTGCAGAGACAATCCTATTGTCATTAGCAAGAACCAAATAAGTACGACCCGTCTCAATAGTCGTTCCTTCTTCATCAAATATACCAACACTCCCAGTTTTGTCAAGAATTTCAACTCGTGACCATCCCTTTCCTCGTTTAATTGCTTTAACCATACCCATTAAAATGTATGATCCCTTTTCTTCAAATGAATCAACGTCTTGAATAAATGCATAATAGTGTGAGGGAATTGTTATGTTAAACTCTGGTAGATTTAAGTATTCATAAATATTTTCTTTAATCTCACTATCGTTTCTTTCATTATCGGCAAAGGTTGCTGCACCAATAAGTCTAAGAGCGTTAAGCGCTCTACTGTTTACGCCATTACCTTTTGTAAAGGTAAATTCTTCAAGTTCTTTGTATGTTTTAAATGGACGAGCAGCAATATATTTTTCAGCAATGTTATTAGAAATAAACTTAATTCCTGTTAGCCCAAACCTTATGCCTTTACCTTCAATTTTAAAATCAAGATCTGAATCATTTATATGAGGTAGTTTAACTGATATGCCCATACGTTTTGCTTCAATTAGATATTCTGTTCTACCGTCTTTATCCTTTTCATTTTTAAGAAGGGCAAACATAAACTCAAGTGGATAGTAGTATTTTAACCACGCCGTCCAATACGAGAGCGTAGAGTAAGCAACCGCATGAGACTTGTTGAACGAGTATCCCGCATGCGCCTCAAAGTCATGCCATAGATCACGAGCCTGATTGGGAGCAATATAGGCAGAAGCACCAGTAATAAAACGTTCTTTATAAATATCGAACTCTTTTGCATCTTTCTTCTTTCCAATAATTTTACGTACCTTGTCAGCATCAGACATTGACATTCCACCTAGGTGAACACAAGCCTGCATAACTTGCTCTTGATACAGGATACACCCATATGTATCATCTGTGAACTCTTTCATAATTTGGTGGGTATAGGAAACATTCTGCTTACCATGCTTACGAGCAATATAGTCTTTACCAATAGTATTCATAGCACCTGGACGAACTAAAGCATTTGATGCTGCTAACTCATTAAAGTTCTTTACTCCCATTTTTACTAGGAGGTTTGTATATGGTGTTGCTTCACACTGGAATACACCTTTTGTATACCCGTCTGAAAGCATCTCATATACTTTGGGATCTGCCATATCAATTGATAAAAGATCGATGTCTTTGTAGTGATTTTGTTTAATCATATCAATAGCATCTTTTACTACGCTTAAAGTTTTAAGACCTAATGCGTCAATTTTAATAAGACCAATCTTTTCAGCCTCTTCCATATCAACACCAACCACAGGAATGCGATCATCGGATCCAGGAGAAGAGCGAGTTTCCAATGGCGCATACCTAAATATTGGATCCTTACTAGTAACCACACCAGCAGCATGAATGCCAGTACCTCTAATACGACCACGTAATTGTTCTCCATAAATCTCCACCTCTGGATATTTTTCTCTAAACCACAGTGTAGTTTTAGAGGTACAATATTCATCCCAAGTATCGACTAACTTTAATACTTTGTTAACATCTGTTAATGGTATATCTAAAACTCGTGCAACATCTCTTACAACACCTTTATCTTTAAACTCAAGGAATGTAGCAATAGATGCTACGTGTCTATACTGTCTAACTAAATAATCTTTTACTTCATCACGACGAGTATCTTGAATGTCCGTATCAATATCAGGAAAGTCGTTACGTTCTGGATTAATAAAACGGAAAAACAAAAGACCATGTTCTATTGGATCAATTGTTGTAATACCAAGTAAATAACAAACTAAAGAACCAGCAGATGATCCACGACCTGGACCAACTAAAACACCTTCTTTTTTAGCCCAATTAATCATATTGCTTACTACAAGAAAATATGGTGCAAATTTTTTATTACGAATAATTTCTAACTCTTCGTCAAGTCTTTGTTCATAAATATCATTTCCAAGCCAGTTGTCGGTAAGCCGATATTTTTCAAGTCCTGCAAACGCTAAGTTTGCTAACTCTTGATCTGGGTTTTTATATTGAACTGGTAAAAGATTTAGCCCATCTTTAATGTCATAGTCTTCTACTGTATCTGCTAAAAGTATTGTGTTTGAGTATATGTCTGGTCGATCAATACCCTGCAGTTCCATTGCTGCCTTAATTTCTTCATAAGATAATAGATGGATATCAAATTTATTAAATGTTATTTGGCGGTCTTCTCCGTATAAATAGTCAAGTCTTTCCATCATATCTGTTTTCTTTTTAGACTTTTCGTATGTTGCTTCTTTGTTTATTTTTTCATGTGTATTTAAAATTAACTTAAATTCTTGTATTTCTTTTTGCAATGTATCTGAATGATGACAGTCTGGTGTAACAACAACCTTTATATCAAACTCATCAGCAAGTTCAATAAGATATTTATTTATTTCTGGTGTGTTGTGTGGCATAACCTCAATATAGTAATCGCTACCAAAGTTATCTTTAAACCAGTTAATGTTCTTTTTAGCAATTGCAAACTCTTGCTCTTCTAGTGCTTTAACAATAACGCTACTAGGACAAGCAGAGGTTACAATAATTCCTTCTTTATACTTTTTAAGAATCTCAAAGTCAAACCTTGGTTTCTTAAAAAACCCATCTGTCCATGCAATTTCACTAATCTTGTTAAGGTTTTCCAAACCTTTTTGGTTCTTGGCTAGAAGGACAATGTGGTTATAGACAAGATCTTGTTGACCTTCTCTTTCAGACTTATCTCTTTTATCAGATATATCTGCACACATGTATCCTTCTAAACCAAGGATTGGCTTAATACCCTTTTCTTTTGCAGCACGATACAACTCTCTGTGACCAGAAAGTGTACCGTGATCTGTAATTGCAAGAGCGTTCATACCCAACTTGCTAGCACGGTCTACATACTCTTGTGGAGTTGCTATGCCGTCAAATAGGGAGTAGTGAGTATGAACATGTAAGCCTACATAGTTCATCTATTACCAGTCTACGTTGGTAGCAGATGAAGTTGTTGGACCGTCAAAGCCTAAGTAGAATGCTTCTTGTTCAGCATAAGGAATTTTCTTTAATGCTAACTCAAGAGGATAAGGCTTAAATGCTGACCAGTCAAATGGCTCTGTATCTGGTGCACCTGGAATGGTTGTGTAACTTGTTTCAGTACCCTGACCATTTCGCTTTACTTTCCAGACTACGTTTGAGATGCTACCTGTTTCAAGTGCATACTCACGAATTGTATTAAATGCTGATTGCTTGCTAACACCCATTGACCAAATAGCCACATACGGTGCTTCAATGCCATCGTCGACTAAAACATTGCAATAGAAACGAAGACGTGCTCTCCAGCCAGCCTTTACATCTTTGCGATGCATTTCTTCTGCCCAGTCACGACCTTCTGATTCCATTG